GCCAATAAAGTAATAAACAGTTTTTTTAACATCAATTCAGTTTAATTCTACATCCACCTCACAGTTTTCTGTGGGTGACTCAAAATAGTCCTTTCGGTAATAACGTCCCAGAATGTTGCTATTGTAGTAGGCAGGGATACCTTCTGTCAAACTTTCTGTTAGGACGTTATTTAAGAAGAGTTGACGAGTCTCCTCAAAATTAACCTTTCCCTTAGTACTATGTAGAGACAATATCTCTCGTGAGAATTTTTGTTTACCAAAATGGTTCACATCCTCTTTAAGTTCAGGACATGAACCATAGTATTTTTTCCAGTCAGATTCTGACTTTACTTTTCTACTTTTTCCTTTTGGTTTTCTAAACGACCAAAAATACTTTCTACCAAGGTATTTTCGTTTGTTGACGAGATTGGTAATACAGTAAACAAAGCCAAAGTTGTCACCAATAAGATCAGAGGTAAAGGATTTACCTTCAAAGATCCAAGGGTTTTCGTAGTCAGACACTCACTCTTTTTCATACTACTCTTGTATGTAGTTGTCTTTTTTCTTTTGCCTCTTTGATTGTTGAATCTGTATTCCTATAACATGGTCATTCCAATCACCTTGACCATTCCAACTCTCATCATAGGGAATAGGTTCAGTGCCATATTCCCATGTATCGTAGTCTTCCTCGTTTCTAGGATCAGAGTTTGAATCCTGTGAATGAGTCTTTTGTGACATCTTGCTTAATTCCTCCAACGACGTAAGATTCTACCTCAGTCTCCTGTGGAGCAACCTGAAGACCCTTGGAAGAGATCCAGTGTTGTGTCCATGGGAGAGGATTATTCTTTGCTGCAATATCGTAAACGGGTTTCATACCGATGGCTTTGAGTCTACGGTTCGCGACCCACTCAACATATTGTTTGAGAAGTGTGTCATTCAGACCGATCATACTTCCATCTTTGAACAGATAATCAGCCCATTTCTTTTCTTCGTTGACAGCCTTGTCGAACATGGCATACAACCACTCCTCTTCCTCTTTAGCAATCTGTGCCATCTCAGGATCATCTCCTGATCTCCACTTATTCAGAATGTTCTGAGTGATTGCTAAGTGTTGATTCTCGTCTCTTGCAATCAGGGAGATGATCTTTGCTGATCCCTCCATGAGTTTGAGTTCACCAAAGGCGAAACTACAAGCAAAACTAACGTAGAACCTAATACCCTCAAGAATGTTAACGTTGGCAACTGCTCTGTACAGTTTGCGTTTGACATCTTTGATCTCCCAGGCTGCTGTTGGTGACTGACGGAAATCACTTTGCCACATATTTCCAGTGCCCCAAAGTTGGGCACTATTGATGAAATCATCATATGACTCTGTAACACTCTTGGCTCGTTCAAGAATTCTCTCATCAGTAATGATAGTATCGAATACTTCAGATGGATCTGAGTAGATATTCTTGATGATGTATGTGTATGAACGACTATGGATCATCTCCATAAATCCCCATACTTCCATACATGCTTCGAGTTCAGGGAGAGAACAATAGGGAATAAATGCCATCCCTGGTCCTCTTCCCTGAATTGAATCTAACATGATCTGATACTTCAGGTTAGAAGTATAGATGTGTTTTTGTTCTGGACGTAGTGAATGATAATCACCACGATCTTTTTGTAAGGAAACCTCTTCTGGTCTCCAAAAATATCCTAATTGTTGAGTCGTGAGTTTCTCAAAGACTGGATACTTGTATGAATCATACCTTTGAATTCCGAGTGGTTTACCAAAGAACATTGGTTGTTTCTTTGTATTATGAACCTCGGAATTAAATACAGTCATTCCTTTCACTTCACTCATGATGTGACGATCATCTACCGATGATACCTTAAACTGCGCAAGACTCACACTCTCCCTCCTCGGCTTGGGTTAATTCTTCTAATAGATTGTTCAAATCAGACTTCTCTTCAACTACTTCATCAGTTTTGATGTCATAGGTGTTTTGATAATAAGAAGTCTTCCAACCATACTTATATGTAGTCAAAAGGTCATTTGCCATTTGAGAAACAGGGACCTCATTATCAGGATAGTTCTCTGGATTGTAACTCCAGTTACCAGAAATTGCTTGATCAAAGAACTTCTGCATGACTGCAACCACGTTGATATAACCAGTATTACTCTTCATTTCCCAGAGTAACGTGTAATTATTTTTAAGTGTTTGATAAGACGGTACAATCTGCTTAAGGGGTCCTTTCTTACTCTTCTTAATGGACAGATAGTCTCTAGGTGGTTCAATTCCATTTGTTGCGTTTGACACAACGGAACTGCTCTCCGATGGCATCTGAGCAGACAGTGTTGAGTGCCGTAGTCCTGTAGCCAGAATTGACTTTCTAAGACCCTCCCAATCATGTACGAGCTCCTGTGAACTAATCTCATCAACATCATTTTTGTACGTGTCGATAGGAAGAATCCCATCAGCGTACTTAGTTCTTCCAAAGTACTCGCAGTGTCCCTTCTCTTTGGCAATTTCATTGGATGACTTGAGGAGGTAATACTGGAAAGATTCGGAGAGACCATGGACTGCATCCCATGCCTCTTGAGAATCATAATGGTATCCCAATTTAGCCAAATAGTGTGCGAGTCCGATAAACCCAATACCAAGGGATCTACGAGCCTTTGTGGCGATCTCAGCAGCACGTACAGGATACTGTTGATAGTCAATCAGTTCCTCAAGACCACGAACCGAAAGATCACATAGATCTTCCAATTCTTCATCAGACTTGATTTTACCTACGTTAATAGCAGACAGAATACACAGAGCAATCTCACCAGGCATCTCCTCATCAATATGGTTGAGTGGTTCAGTGGGGAGAGTGATCTCCTGACACAGATTACTCATTGTCACACGATCTTTAAAAGAAGAGTGAGAATTACAATGGTCAATGTTCATGATGTAAACACGACCAGTCTCTGCTCGCTCCTTCAGGAGATTGAGAATGAGTTCTTGAGCTCCGATAGTTTTTCTTGGGACAGACTGATCTTGTTCATAACCCACATACAACTCATCAAATCTATCAGTGCCAAAAGCATCATAAAGACCTGGCGTGTCATGCGGTGAGAAGAGGCTAATCTCTCCATTCTGAATGAAACGTTCATAGAAAATCTTTGAAAGTTGGATGGAGTAATCAAGTTTCCTCACGCGATTGTCTTCGGTACCCTTGTTGTTCTTCAGAACAAGGATGTCTTCTATCTCTTGGTGCCAGATAGGAAAATGAACTGTAGCAGAGCCACCTCGGATACCGTTTTGTGTGCAGCATCGGACAGTTGCTTCAAACTTTTTAAGGAAGGGGACAACACCTGTGTGTTGTACCTCTCCACCTCGGATCTTACTGTTGATCCCACGGACTCTACCCGCATTGATACCGATTCCAGCCCTCTGTGCGACATAACGACCAATGGCCATGTCACTAGTAAAAATACTATCCAGGGTGTCATCAACATCAACGAGAACACAAGATGCGAACTGACGTAGGGGTGTCCTGACCCCCGCCATGATTGGTGTTGGGATGTTGACTTTGTGTCGTGAAATTGCGTCGTAGTATCGCTTAACATATGAGAGACGTGTCTCCTTAGGATACTCTTGGAAGATTGTCAATGCAATCATAATGTACATATACTGGGGAGTCTCATAGACCTTCCCAGAACTTCTATCCTGTACTAGGTATTTATCCACAACCTGTCTCAATCCAGCATACGTGAATAGAAAATCACGATCGTGATCAATGAAAGTTTCCGCCTTGTTGATTTCCTCTAAAGAATACTTTGAGAAAATCTCCTTATCATAGAGATTATCATAACCAAGTTTCTGAATATGATCTACGAGACTTGGCATCTCATGCATACGACCAAACAATTGTTTCCTAATCGAGAAGAGAAGGAGACGAGCAGCAACATATTGATAATTAGGGTGGTCTAGGTCAATCAGGTCACTGGCACTCTTAATGAGGATCTCCTGGATCTCCTGGGTGGTGATCCCGTCATAAAATTGAATACCTGAAGTCATCTCTACTTGACTTGCAGACACACCAGCCAGACCCTTAGTTGCCTCCTCAACCATCTTATGCATCTTATCGAGATCGAGTTTCTCAACAGATCCATTTCTCTTAGTAACTTTCAAACCGTTGCTCATATCTTTTTCCAGGTTGTAAATTTAAGTTTTGCTTGTAAACCTTGATATACATTTGATTCTACTACTTCTTGGACTTTATGTCCAGATAGAACCATATCATTTATGTCTTTGTCAATGATGTTGGATGGCCAGATGACGACTCGTTCTCCCCGTTCAATACATCGTTCAATTCGATTAACAATTTCTTTATTACGGGGTTCATTATCGTATACAAAAACTTTGTCGCTTCCCTCAAGATCACTAATTTCACCATCACTGCCACACAAAGCCACACTATTGTTGATGAAAGTGCTGTCGAAGGGTCCTTCAACCACAAAGACTGGTAGATCTTTATTGACTGTGTCAAGTCCGAAAACTTTGGGAGCATTTTCGTCCAACATGATGGTTAAGTATTTAATAGGATTGGAAGATAGTGCTCTTCCCTGAATACCTATAAGTTTGTTATCCCTGACAAGAGGAATTACGATTCTTTCTTCACCATACTTTGTATTTGGAAAAGTGTCTGGTTTGATACTATTCACAAATACCTGGAAGTTTTCTGCATAATAATACTGTCCATCAAAAATAGCTCTATCATGAAGATACCTTCTAGATATCTGTACTGAAAAA